ATTAACCTAATATATGTTCTTATCCTGTGACAGTTAGCGCATACTACTTCACATTTTGCTATCTCTTTTTTGATTGCTGCCCAAGAAAATCCATCATGGATCATTCTTGAAATATTATATTTTTTATCTTTTAAATGATCAAAGTCTAAGACAATATGATTAGACTCTCCACAGTCAACACAACCACTAGCCTCTTTAATTTCTTTCAGACGCTTTTTGAATTGCTGTTTATTATAAACTGCTAATTCTTTCTCTGACATGTTGTTATTATTATACACCTAAAATGTAATGCCCCACACAGGTAATTCAGGCACGATGGCCCAGGTTATGTAAATGGGTAACTAATCCATCACTAAGGTCCTGTGTGGGGACATTTATATTGTACTACTTGATTTTAATTGTTTTTGGTTTCTTTTCTTCAGGAACAACACGATCTACATTAATATGAAGCATGCCATCCTTAATTTCAGCAGAAGTTACTTCCATATATTCGCCAAGGGCAAATGATCGTGTGAATTTACGACCTGCAATACCTTTATGAATTACTTCTGCGTCAGTTACTTCTACAATTTCACCCTTAATAACAAGGGTCCCATTGTCTACAGATACATCAATATCTTCCTTTGAAAATCCAGCAATAGCTAATGAAATTCTATATGTATCTTCATCTAGTTTAAGAAGATCATAAGGAGGATATGAGTTTGAATTTACTTTATGTGCATTGTTTAAACGGCTTAACTCTCTGTTAAAGCCAATAAAAAAAGGATCATTGAAAAGATCCATTGTGAAACTATTTACCATTTTATTCCCCTTTCAAGCGAATAAGTTAATATACCCCTCATTCGAGCAGGTATCTAATAATTATATCATATATTAGTGGTCTTTAAGTTTAAATACAAACATGCATGGGTCTCCGCCATCTTCCCACTCTTGCATCTCTTCATCTGTCATGTATGGATCTCCTTCATGTGTATTACAAAACACAGGAGATATCCATCCTCTATCAATTCCATTGTTCATCCAAATATCAAATTCAAATTTATCTTCGTCTTTTATCATGACTCTCCTAAACGCTTACGATATCGATTGGACCCATACAGGTTGGAGAAAATTTTATTGCTGCTCCAACAGCTGACTGTAATCGTCTACGTGGATCTTTAATTTTTTCTGTAGCATGAAGTGCACCATAAGCATATTCTGCTCCAGATCCCATAGCAAGGTAGTCTACTTCATACTTTGATAAAGACATATCTGAAGAACTATGTTCGTAGATCTGTCCTTTAACTGCAATTATCAAACCAAAGTCTGAATCTTTACCTGTATCAACCCACCAGTCTGTATAAAACTTTTTAAGTTGTTTGATAAATTTGGTTTGCATAAACTTATCTGTGTCACGAAGATCTGGAATATCTGGATTAAAATTATAGCGAAGTCTTTCACCATCCATAGACCCAGCATACCCAATTAAGTAGGGACCAAGCTTCCAAACTTTAGGGGCAGTCAATGCTAGAATAGTACCATCGTCTGATGCACCACGATCTCCAGCCATATATATTTTATTTTCATGGCGTACAACAGCGATACAAGTCATGACAAAACCCTCCCCAATTAGATATATCTAAGTATATCATCCCTAGGGAGGGCTGTCAACAAAGGCCAAATATGACTAACTAGCCTTTTTGTCTACTGATTTAAAGGCTTCATTAATCTCTGCTAATGTAAGCTTTCCATCGTCCAAAAAAGCTCTTGCCAGTCTTTCAATAACTGTGGCTACGCCTAATAGTCCTGCTAAGAATACAGCCTGCATAGTATCAATTCCTACTACTGCTCCTGCTCCTAAGACTGATAGTCCTGATGCTGCGAATACCGCTAAAATTCTCATAAGAATATTTGTTATTGCTTTTTGTGGGTGCTCTTTCTTTGGGGGTTCTACTATTTTTTTAGTTGCCATTATTTTTCTCCTTTTCCTGCAAAGTAGCCACCAATAATTCCTATTAGTCCTACCAATGCATTTTGAACTAATGCAATCGCATCTGAGTTAGTTGAAAACTTTTCTCCTGATGTTGCTTGTTGCATTAACATTGAAGAGTATTCTCCAATAACTACAAGGCCTATGAAGCCTAATATTCCTAGGGTAATTGCCCACATTAATTTATCTTTCATTCTTCATCATCTCTATTTCTAATCGGATAGGTAATTGCCCATGTAATTAATGTTCCTATAATTGCATAACCTACTATCGTCTTTGCAGAGCCATCAAGGACTACCCAGGCAATAAACATACCCAGAAGTGTCCAAAGCTGATCTATCATATCTTTTATTACTCTCATCATGGTCTTCTCCTTACTCCCTTGGAATTGCCAGAGGCTCCTCCTCCACCTGATCCTCCACCAGAACTACTTCCTGATGATGATCCTCCAGTGGATCCTGCTGCAGCACCAACAGCGTTTATTGCTGCTCCTGCTGCGACAACTGTTGCAACAACCATATCTGTTGCTTCTTCTCTTTCGCCTTTAGTCATGTCTGCACCAATACTTCCAATTGCAGCAAGTGCTGCTCCTGGGTCTGTAAAAGCTGCTTCTAATAATGCTCCAGCATCTGTAACTAATTCTACATTTGCAGCAACTTCTGCTGTAATAACAAGGGTTTCTCCACTTTCAGAAGTTCTTACTTCAACTGGAGTTTCTTTTGGAAGATCTTTGTACTCAATTCCAGCATCTTGAATTTGTGCTGCTGTAACATTTTCTCCAGATGATACTGCTGCTGCGATAACCACTGTTGCAATTAAATCCTTTTGCTCAACAGTTAATGGAGCGTCTGATTGTTTAATTGCTTCTACAATACTTTTAACTTCTGCCTGAGTCACTTTTCCATCAGAGTTAATATTATCTAAAACCTTTTTAGTATCTTCTTCTGTAATCTTTCCGTCAGTCAAAGCTTTCTGCTCAGCAGCCTTTCTTTCTTCTTCTGCCTTTAATCTTGCAGCCTCAGCATCTTTAGCCTTTTGTTCTGCTAATACTCTTGCTTCTTCTGCTGCTTTATCTTTAGCAATTTGAGCAAGTCTATCTGCTTCAGCCTTAGCCTTTGCTTCTTCTTGTGCTTTTTTTATTGCCTCAAGTCGTGCATCTTCTTCTGCCTTTGCTTTGGCTTCAGCCTCTGCCTTTAATCTATCTGCTTCTGCTTTGGCTGCTGCCTCTGCTGCCAGTCTATCTTTCTCTGCCTGAATTCTTGCCTCTTCTTCAGCCTTTAGTCTGGCTTCTTCTGCTTCTTTGGCTGCTTTCTCAGCAGCAATTCTTTCTTCTTCAATACGCTGTCTCTCTAACTCAGCCAATCGAGCCGCTTCTTCTTCTGCAGCAATACGTTCCGCTTCAATTTTTTGGCGTTCAATTTCTGCAAGACGTTCTGCCTCTGCTAATTCTGCTGCTATTCTTTCTTCTTCAGCCTTAGCTGCTGCCTCTGCCTCTGCTTTAATTCTTGCTTCTTCTATTGCTTTTTCTTCTGCAGCAATTCTGTCAGCTTCCGCTTTGGCTGCTACCTCTGCTGCTACTCTCGCAGCTTCAATCTCAGCAGCTATACGGGCAGCCTCTGCTTCGGCTGCTACACGAGCAGATTCAGTTGCTGCTGCTATTCTCTCAGCTTCGAGTCTTTCAGCCTCTGCAAGTCTAGCAACTTCTGCAAGTCTTGCTACCTCTGCTAATCTAGCAACTTCTGCTAATCTCGCAGCTTCTGCAAGTCTTGCTATCTCGGCAAGTCTTTCGACCTCTGCTAACCTGGCAACTTCAGCGAGTCTAGCTATCTCAGCCAATCGTGCAACCTCAGCGGTAGCAGCTGCTATTCTTGCAGCTTCTATTCTTTCTGCCTCTGCTAGTCTTGCTACTTCTACTAACCTAGCAATTTCTGCAAGTCGTGCTACCTCTGCTAACCTAGCAACTTCCGCCAACCTAGCAATCTCTGTAAGTCTTGCTACTTCTGCTAACCTTGCTACTTCAGCAAGTCTTGCTACCTCAGCAAGTCTAGCGACCTCAGCAGTTGCTGCTGCAATTCTTGCCTCTTCTTGCTGTGCTGCTAACAACGCT